TTGATCATTAACATGCCTCCTAGGCACACCAAGTCTGAGTTTGCTTCCTTCCTGTTGCCTGCGTGGTTTCTGGGGAAGTTTCCTCAGAAGAAGATCATTCAGACTGCCCACACCGCAGAGCTTGCCACCGGATTTGGACGAAAGGTTAGGAATCTTGTTTCATCTGAACAGTATCAAAAGGTATTTCAAACTAAGCTATCAAGCGATTCAAAGGCCGCAGGTCGCTGGAATACTAATGTGGGTGGCGACTACTTTGCTATCGGTGTTGGCGGCGCTGTTACAGGTAAGGGCGCAGATCTCTTAATCATTGACGACCCCCATTCTGAACAGGAAGCCAAGCAAGCTAACCCCGCAGTCTTTGACGGAGTCTATGAATGGTTCACTTCCGGCCCTCGTCAGCGATTGCAACCCGGTGGAGCCATTATTATTGTGATGACTCGGTGGTCTAAGAGGGACTTAACGGGGCAAATCCTCAAAAATTCCGACAAAGATGGCGTAGATCAGTGGGAAGTCATCGATTTCCCCGCAATTATGCCCAACGGGAACCCTTTATGGCCCGGATTCTGGTCTAAAACCGCCTTAGAAGCCCTGAAAGCCGAGCTTCCAGTCGCTAAATGGGAGGCTCAATACCAACAAAACCCCACATCCGAGGAAGGCGCAATCATTAAGCGCGAACATTGGATGATTTGGGAAGAAAAACGACCACCTGAGTGTGAATACATCATTCAATCTTGGGATACTGCGTTTGAAAAGAATAATAGGGCCGATTATTCAGCCTGTACTACGTGGGGTGTCTTCCAACATCCCAACAAGAATGGTGATTTGAAGGCAAACATCATTCTTCTGGACGCATTCAAAGAGCGTATGGAGTTTCCTGATCTAAAGCGCAAGGCTTTAGAGATATACAAGGAATATGAACCCGACACGTTGATTGTTGAGAAGCGTGCAGCAGGCGCTCCGCTCATCTACGAGATGAGAAAGATGGGAATTCCGGTCGCGGAGTATACGCCGGGCAAAGGAAACGATAAGATATCGCGTGTAAACGCTATCTCTGCTTTGTTTGAATCTGGCATGGTGTGGTGTCCTGATACCCGATGGGCTGAAGAAGTGATGGATGAGTTAGCTTCTTTTCCTAATGGAGACCACGACGACCTTGTTGACTCAAGCAGTCAAGCTTTGATGCGGTTTCGCTTGGGAGGCTTTATCACCATCGATTCTGATGAAGAAGATGAGCCTTTTTACACCCGTAGAAAAGTAGAGTACTACTAAGGAATATTATGAGCATTGAACAATCACTGAGCCAAGCTCCATTAGGTTTAAACGCTTTAGAGATGGACGACACCCCTGTAATGGAGATTGAGATTGTCAACCCTGAAGGTCTTAAGATTGGTATTGACGGCGTAGAAGTTGACCTTATGCCAGAGACTGAGGAAGAAGACTTCTCAGACAATCTTGCCGAGTACATGGATGATGCTGAACTCCAAAAGATTTCCAGTGATTTGATTGGCATGGTGGATACAGACGTTAACTCCCGTAAAGAATGGGTGGAGATGTATGTCAAAGGTCTTGATGTATTGGGGATGAAATATGAGGAACGTACAGAGCCTTGGCTTGGTGCTTGCGGAGTATTCTCAACTGTCCTCACAGAAGCTGCTGTTCGGTTCCAAAGTGAAACTATTATTGAAACGTTCCCGGCTCAAGGCCCGGTTAAAACAGAAATCATTGGCGCAATTGATAAGCTTAAGGAAGAGGCTGCGGAGCGTGTCAAAGATGACATGAACTACAGATTGACAGAGGGAATGCCTGAGTATCGACCAGAACATGAACGTCTTCTGTACTCCCTAGGTTTGGCTGGCGCAGCTTTCAAAAAGGTCTACTACGACCCTTCTTTGGGCCGTCAAGCTTCTATCTTCATCCCCGCAGAGGATGTAATCATTCCCTACGGAGCTTCTAGTGCCATGACTTCTGAGCGTGTGACTCACATCATGCGCAAAACAAAGAACGATATCCGTAAGCTTCAAGTATCGGGTTTCTACCTAGACAAGGAACTTGGAGAACCCCTTCAGTTCTACACTGACGTAGAGAAAAAGAAAGCTGAAGACCAAGGCTACAACCTCAATGATGATGACCGCTACCAGATCTATGAGATCCACGTAGATTACGACCTGCCCGGCTATGAAGATGAAGATGGCATTGCTCTTCCCTACGTCATTACCTTAGAGCGAGGAACGACTGAGATTCTCTCCATCCGCAGAAACTGGGATGAAGACGACAAACACAAACTCAAGCGCCAGCACTTTGTCCAGTACACCTACGTTCCCGGTTTTGGAGCTTATGGTCTTGGTCTTATCCACCTAATCGGTGGTTATGCCCGTGCAGGCACATCTATCATTCGTCAGTTGGTGGACGCAGGTACATTGTCTAACCTTCCCGGAGGTTTGAAGACCCGAGGTCTGAGAATCAAAGGAGATGACACCCCCATCCAACCGGGTGAGTTCCGTGATGTGGACGTGCCAAGCGGTTCGGTCAAAGAGAACATCATGGCTCTGCCATACAAGGAGCCTTCTCAGGTTCTCTTAGCTCTCTTGAACCAGATTACAGACGAAGGCAGAAGACTTGGCTCAATCGCAGATATGAACATCAGCGATATGTCAGCTAACTCGCCCGTAGGTACAACTTTGGCATTACTTGAGCGCCAGCTTAAGACGATGAGTGCAGTACAAGCTCGTGTTCATTATTCAATGAAGCAAGAGTTTAAACTGCTCAAGGAAATCATCCGTGATTACATGCCGGAAGATTACGACTACACGCCTGTGTTTGGTACACCCCAAGCTAAACGTGCAGACTATGACATGGTGGACGTTATCCCCGTGTCCGACCCTAACTCTGCGACGATGGCTCAGAGGATCATGCAGTACCAAGCAGTCATTCAGTTGGCTCAAGGCGCTCCACAGATCTACAACCTGCCTTTGCTGCACCGCCAGATGATTGAGGTTCTGGGAGTAAAGAACGCAGACAAACTCGTACCTATTGACGATGACATGACCCCAAGGGATCCAATCTCAGAGAACATGTCGTTCTTGACAGGTAAACCCACCAAAGCATTCATCTACCAAGATCACGACGCACACATTGCTGTACATACATCAATGATGCAGGATCCGATGGTAATGGGTCAAATGGGTCAAAACCCAATGGCTCAACAGATGCAGGCTGCAATCATGGCTCACGTAGCCGAACACATTGCTTTCCAGTACAGAACCAAGATTGAGCAACGTCTTGGCGCTACTCTTCCAAAGCCAGATACCGAAATGCCCGAGGATATGGAAGTTCAGTTGTCAAAACTCGTTGCGCAAGCTGCAAAACAATTGTTGGACATCAACAAGAACCAAGCAGCCCAACAAGCCGCTCAACAGCAAATGCAAGATCCAGTTGTACAAATGCAACAACAAGAGTTGCAAATCAAACAGCAAGATGCTCAAACCAAAGCGCAGAAAGTTCAAGGCGACTTGGCTATCAAGCAGGCAGAGCTTCAACTCAAAATGGCGCAGATGCAAGGCCAGCAAGGAGAAGATCCTGCCGTGGCTGCACAAAAAGCGCAGCAAGACATTGCAATCGATGCCATGAAGAAACAGGCAGAAATGCGCATGTCTGAGCAACAACACCAGCAGCAGTTGGAACACAACCAACAGATGCAGGACTTACAGGCCAAACAACAACTTCTTCAGATGCTTTTAAACCCGAAGAACCAACCGAAAGGTGAATGATGACTCAACTTCTTGATGCTTTAAACAAAAGACTTGATGAACACATCAAGGAGTTGGTCACTGTTGTCAGTGAGGGTGGTGCTAAATCCCACGATCACTACAAAGAACTGTGCGGGACGATCCGAGGTCTGCAAACCGCTCAGTATGAACTTGCCGATCTCGTGCGAAAAACCAAGGACTATGAAGATGACTGAATTTGATGTCAGCGCGGTTGATCTTAGTGGAGTGCTTAACACCTCCCCTGAAGAGAAAGCCAAACAAGTACCCGATCCGGTTACTTACCACCTCCTCTGTATGCTTCCCAAAGCAGAGGATGAGTACAGCGAAACAGGGATCCTTAAATCTGCAACTGCAATTCTTCACGAGGAGCTTCTATCCCCCGTGCTGTTTGTGGCAAAGATTGGCCCTGATGCATTTAAAGATGAAAAGCGATTTCCATCCGGAGCCGCCTGTCAGGTTGGAGACTTTGTGTTAGTGCGTCCTAACACGGGAACCCGCATGAAGATTCACGGTACGGAGTGGAGATTGATTAACGACGATTCTGTTCAGGCAGTTGTGCAAGACCCTCGCGGCATCCAGCGACCTAACTAAGGAAAAATCATGGCTGAAATTGAAAAAACAGAATTTGAATTTCCTGATGAAAAGGAAGAGAACCTGCGCAAGGGTGGGAAAGTCGTAACTCCAGAGGAAGACACCCCCGAGATTGAAGTTGTAGACGATACCCCGGAAGAGGATCGTTACCGCACTCCAATGAGAGAGGCTCCTCAAGACCCTACAGAAGAGGAGCTTGCCTCCTACTCTGAGAGCGTCAAGAATAGGTTTAAACACTTCACCAAGGGATATCACGAGGAACGCAGAGCCAAAGAGTCTGCCGAACGTGAAAAAGATGAAGCTCTTCGCCTTGCTCAGGCAATGTTTGAAGAGAACAAAAAGCTTAAAGGCTCCGTTAATCAAGGACAGACTGTTCTCTTGGAACAAGCCAAGAAGGTCATTAACTCTGAGATTGAGGATGCTAAACGGCTCTATAAAGAAGCTTACGAGTCTGGGGATGCTGATAAGTTGTTGGATGCTCAGGAAGCACTCACTACCGCCAGAATCCGCGCAGATAAAGTAAATAATTTTAGACCCGCCCCTTTACAGGAACAAGAAACTCCTGTACAAATAGCACCACAACCTCAACAGGCAGCGCCCGTTGACGAAAAACTACTAGCGTGGCAAGACCAAAATCAGTGGTTTGGAAGCAACAAACGCATGACTTCATATGCTCTAGGGCTACATGAGGAACTTGTTGAGAATGGTATTAGGGTTGGCAGTGACGAATACTATCGTCGTATCGACACTGACATCCGTGAAAGATTCCCCGACCAAGTTGGAGCCGGAGAATCCGTTGATGCGAAACCTCAACGAACCAAGTCCAATGTCGTTTCACCGGCTACACGTAGTACAGCGCCAAGAAAAATCGTACTTACGCAGACGCAAGTGAATCTCGCCAAGCGGTTGGGAGTTCCTTTGGAACTGTACGCCCGTAAGGTTGCTGAAGAAATGAGGAAATAATTATGGAAAAATCTGCACGTCCTAGTCGTGATCTATCTACCCGCGAAGTAGCGGAACGTCCAAAACAATGGATGCCTCCTAAACTTCTTCCCGATCCAATCGCGGAAGAGGGCTACAAATATCGGTGGATTCGTATCGCTACACAAGGTAAAGACGATGGAACCAATTATTCTTCTAAGCTTGCCGAGGGTTGGGAACCCGTTAGAGCTTCTGATCATCCTGAGATTCGTTTGTTTAACTCTGCTGCGGCAAAGTTTCCAGACAGTATCGAGGTAGGTGGTCTCTTGCTTTGCAAAACACCTGTAGAGTTTACTGAACAACGTAATGCGTATTACCGCAAACAAGCGGATGCGCAAATGGAATCAGTTGACAATACATACATGCGCGAGAATGATCCGAGGATGCCTATGTTCAAAGAGCGTAAGTCCACGGTCACTTTCGGAAAAGGTACTTAATTTTTTTGGAGACTTAAATGTCAATGACCAATACCCCCTATGGCCTACGAGCCATAAACCGTAACGACGGCATGCCCTATGCTGGCGCTACGAGTCAGTTCTTGATTAACCCAGCAGGCCTTGGTTCCAACTTGTTCTTTGGACAAGCAGTTATCATTGGCGCAGACGGTTATATTGCTTTAGCTACCGCTACCGGCTCAGATTTGACTACCAATAATCTTGGTGGTACAGATATGGGTGCTTGGGGCGTGTTTGTTGGTGCATCTTACATCAACGCACAAGGCCAGCAGATTTACGGTCAGTACTACCCCTCCGGCACAACCGGCGTGGTGACTGCATACGTTATCACTGACCCTAACGTGACTTTCCAAGCTCAATTGGATGGCCAAGTTACTCAAGCCGCCCTTGGCGCAAACAC